AGATCTCTCCACTGAATGTAGACTTCTTGTTTGTACTTCTCATCGACACCGAACCGATCAGAAACAAATTCCCCTGGTTGGAATGCTACAATGCACTCGATCTCGATCGGAGGATCGAATACTTTCTCCGGTGCTTCCTCGTAGACTTCGCTCACCTCAGAAAGATCTTCGCGCACATGATAGTAATAGATCTTCTGGCCTATGACGTCCTTTGTTAGCTCCTTGGTGACATCGGCAATGAAGTCGATCTCTCTAGGCGTGATAAACAGTCTAGCCATCTATCACCCCGTAAAGATCGTTAGACCGTTAGGCATCGGAATGAGTCTAAGCAATCTGTTTAAAGCTTCCGCCTCATCTGCTGCAGATGTAATAAGTGCGCCATAGGTTAGTTTGTCGAGTTGTTCCCTCAACTGTGTTCTGTAGGCTTCCTTTTCCGTTTGCCCCTGAGTGACCAGTTCGCCTCCGTTCAGGGTAACGTCACCACCAGGAATGGGAACGGTAGAAAACTTGTTTCTGATCAGTCCCAAGAGTTCTTTAGCGCAAGAGAGTGCGTACTGCCTAATCCACTGCCTTCCCATCGAGTTGATGTTCTGATAGGTCAGGTGTCCAAACGGTGCGTTCGAAACATTCGATGTTCCAAATATCGATGAATCCTCGTACGCAGGGTTGAATGGATCAGCACCTAGGAGAACTCTCATGAAAAGCTTTCTAGGGTTTTCAGCGGTTGGAGTTGGGTACACACGAATCTTTGTTCCGATAATCTTGTAAGAGAAGTTGGAACGTCGAACTCGATTGGACAGATCCATCTGACCTGCTCGAAGAACATCTTCAAAAACAGGCAAAACGTAGAACACTGTTTCGGGAGTAAAGCTTTCGAAAGCAAACTCGTTTGAAAGATAGTTAATCGCAGATGTTGTGTCAAAGAATCTGTAAGCAGCCTGCGGATCAAAGTGAAACACTTCGGTAACTCGCATCTTCCCTGGTGAAGACATCGAACCGGTTAACGCGACTCCATTTTCGTCTTTCAGATCAGTGTAAATGTCGTAGTCTTGTTGGCCATCAACAAGCTGAATCGATCCGCTGATGTGATTGTAATCACCACCAACAAAAGCTTCCGTGGAGTATGCCGATGCTGTTCTAGAAGCAAAATCTAGATTGAACCTCTGCAGAAGCGTCTCTTTTCCGTGAGGTCCAATGTTAAAGCTTCCAGAAGTTGCTGATCCAGTTGCAACGCCAAGCAGGTTCATCAACGTGCTTTCTGCCTCGTGCATGTTGATGATAGAGCTGTATTCTAGCGTCGCTTCTTCAAAGCACGCCCATATTTGCTTCTTGGTCAACTCAACAGAAAGGACATCGTCGCCGAGCTTTCGCTTGACAAAGGTGATCATGCTATCAGCATCAGACTGAAAGCCACTGTCGGCATCGAAGAACCCGAAGGGTGTTGGGTTCGTTGTTGTAGCAAACGTGGCCATCAGTCAAATCACTCCGCGTCTTCTGCTGTCGTCTTCCTAGCTCTGGTTCGTCTTGTAGTTGTCTTCTTTGCTGCGGCCGCGGCAGCGGCAGCCTTGGCATCGGCTTCAGCTTTTGCCTTCGCAGCAGCGGCGTCAGCCTCAGCCTTCAACTTAGCCTCTTCGGCAGCCTTAGCTTTTGCCTTTGCCTTTGCATCTTCCTCTTCTCTCTGGCGCATGATTGCAACCATACGTGCTCTGGACATGTTGTCTCCTTTTCACGAAAATAAATATGTGTTTGCTCGTCTAAAAAAAGAAAGGGCCGCCCCTAAGGGCGGCCCCGCGTTCGATTATTCCGAACGCAGCCTAAATCAGATGATGTTCATCTTGAGGCAGGTGACAGTACCGTAGAAGTCGGCACGGACAAGCTTCTTACCGTAGCGAGTCATGACACCCTTACGCGGGGTGAAGTCCTCAGGAGCGAAGATCGTCGGCGTGACGATGAGCGGCACGTACGGAGCGTAGACGTAACCGGTCTCGAGGTAGGAACCACCCTTGTATCCGACGAGAACCTTGTTCCGTGGGAAGTATGGGTCCTTGTAGACCGTGAAGCGGTTGGACAGAGTACCAACTCTCTCAGCACCGAGGCTGAATGGAGTAGCAACCTGGCCGTCGCCGTCGATGCTCAGAGCCGGACGGTAGTAGACAGAAGCCTCGAGGATCGTTGCAACGTCTGGGCCAACCACGATGAAGTTCGCCGCGCCGCGGAGAGTCTTACGGTGGATGGTGTTACCAACGTCGATGATCGTCTCGATGAGGGTCTCGTACCACTCACGAACCGTACCGGTGAATGCCGGAGCAAGTCCGCCGTTCGTGGTAGCAGTGTCAACACCAGTGGTCTTGTCAACGAAGTTACCCGGTGCACGTGACCAGAAGAAGTTAGCACCAGAGGCGCCCTGCAGCAGGTCATTGAGGATCTCACGGTCGATCTCAAGAGCGATCTGAGCCGAAAGAATCTGGGTAAGCTCAACCTCAGCGTCAAGGCTGTGGTAGGCGTTGAGGTCCTGAGCAAGCTCTGGTGACCACTTCGCACGCAACTTACGAGTATCAGCGACGACAGGGATAGACTCGATCTTGATGTCGATCTCTGGGATCGCCGGAGAAGGAGTTGAACCGAAGTCGGACTCGAACGTTGGAATGACAAGTGTCTCACCGCTAGACGATGTAAACACAGGATCCTGGGCATAGGTGACCGTAATACCTGAGTTCGCCGTTCCGGCAGCGTTAGTACCAGAAACAATGAACAGAACGCCAACATCAGCATCACCAGTAACCTCGGTGATCGTTGAGATTGGGGTGATTGACGTAACAGAAGCACCTGTTGCACCGGCTGGAGCAACCCGAACGAGCTGGTTCAGACGACGGATGTTCAGAAGACCTTCGCCCTGACCCTGAAGATCGGAATCGAGACGAACATAAGGAGTTGTACCCTCCTTGAACAGACCGATTTCCTTGATCGCAGTGAAGTCGCAAGGCTTCGTTGCTGAATCGTCATCGATTGTGCTTGCCTTAACAACGAGTGCGGTGTAGACAGCATCACCAGCAGAAAGGCCGGAGCCGCCGCTGTTGTTCTCGATGAGAGAAGTAAGAGCAGGGTCAAACTGAATCAAGGCACCGTCGGAGCCTGTAGCCATGAGGTTGTTACCTAGGCCAATTGTCGTTGCTGTATTGAAGGCACCAGAGGTGATAAGATCACCAGCTGCAAGTGTGTTCGTCGCGAACACTCTTGAATAACCTGCGCCGGCGAGATCGTACATGCCACCAACCTGGGTAGCACCTGTCTGAACGCTCTTGCCAGATGGGTTACCGTAGATCGATGAACCGGTGTTGTACATTGCTCCGTCGGCAGCATCTGATGCCGCTCCGGAAACAGAGCCGTAGGTGTAATCAAGGTAGAAGAGCAGGCCAGAAGGCAGGCTCATCGGCTGGATTGACACGAGCTCGTTGGCAACTAGGCCGCCGAAGACTCTACGAACGATTGGGAATGCGATGTTGGTGAAACCACCGAGATCGCCTGAAGCAGTACCGGCGCCACCGCCTGTACCAATTGTGGATGACTCACGGAGGGCCTGAGCGGCCTGGTTCTCCAAGAGCATCGCCATGTTCTCTCTCTTCTGCCCGTCGAGTCCACGAAGAAGACCGGTACGTGACCACTTCTCGAGGAGACGGGAGTTCTGCTGACCAAGGTGCCTCTGACGGATACCCTCGGTGAGCGTATTAAGACTAAACTTACGTGACATCTTTATCTCTCCTAATGGGTTGATTGTTGTTACTTCTTGCCTGGAATGCCAGCCAAGATTGCCCAACGATCCGTCTGTCCAGCACCCTCTTGCAGCGGCTGAGCGCTAGCGCGTGGCGTTGATTTTGACGAAGAACCGCGGACCCTGCCAGCTGACTCAGAAAGGGTCTTGCCCTTCTTGACGCCGTTTGACAGGCTCTGGAAGAGAAGCTTTGCTTCCCTGAGTGTCTTGGCACTATCAAGTGCTTCGACAACAGCTCTCTGCTGACGCGGGCTGAGGCTCTTGTTCTGCATCAGCTTGTTTGCGTAGAGTAGCTTGGCGTTGAAGAGGTTCATCTCTTGGAGATGCTTCTTCAGTTCGCCGTTGGCCTGCTTGGCCTTCTTGAGCTCAGAAAGGAGAACGCGATTCTTGCGGCTCTCATTCATTCTTGAGCGTCTCGCCTTGCGTCGACTGCGGCGTGACTCACCAAGTGGTGGTCTCGGAACCGGAGCGTCGCCAAGTACATCGTTAAGTGCGTGTAGTAGATCATCCTCGTCAAGGTCGACAATCACGTCGCCCTCAACCTCGGCGCCACCAAACTGATCTGCCTCTTCGGCAGCATCGCCCTCGCGAAGGGCTCGAAGTGCACGGCGGAGCGTAGACTCATCGATCTCGTAGACCTCGTCCATATCCTCGTGCATGCCTTCATCCATATCCTCGTGCATGCCCTCATCCATTTCGTGGTATCCTTCTCTCTTATGCATGCCCTCTCTCTTGTGCATGCCCTCT